TAGAAATTGCAGTTGCTCAACCTACTCAGTATGTTGAGAACCGTGACTACTTCGCTGCCAATGCTTTGGTAGTGAGGGGTCTGCTCTATACCATGGGCGAAATGCGGTGCAAGAATCTCTGGGTACAGGCTAAGATTGGAGATTTGAACGCTTCCTAAATTTTCCTGGGGGGGTGGGATAATACCCACCCCCTCTATCTATACGGAGGGAAGATGAGAATAAATCGTCCTAAGTATCCTACTTTAATCCGTTATGATGATAACGGAAATCCTATAGATCACTATAGAAAATCTCCTCTCCCTAAGTTTGGAACGAACAATCCTATTATCGTATTGAGGAAAGTGCAACATGACTCAGATGAAAAATCGGATGAAACCGTTGGATGACGATGAGCTAGAAGTCAAAGTTGCAGTTTATATGGAACGTTTAGATACTTATATAGATACTTCCACAGAATTGAATAGAACTTTAGTAGCAGGGTTAGCAAGAATTAATTATGATTTAGATGAATTAAAACATTGGCGTACTAAATTTTACGGTGCTAAAACTCTAACTATGATGGTATTTGTAATGTTTGCCCATGCGGGAGTTGTCCTAGCTGCGGTAGTTGGCATTTTAAATTGGTATTCTAAATAATCCCCAAACTAACATTAGGAGTCTTGCATGGCTAATGAACGACATAATGATGCACGGGGCTGGGAAGTAGATTCATCTACTCGTCAATCCGTTCATCCGTACACAAAATATTCCCCCTTTAGAACGGCAACCTCTACGACAGCGGCAAACCTATTAGCAATTGATAGGGGTGAGATTGCAGTTAACTGGGTTACGAACCCTAGAATAGAGGCTGCTGATATTACAATGTTTACGGCTACTGGGTCAGCTATATCTAGAAGTACTGCCCAACAGTCTGTTGGTACAGCGTCCCTCCTCACCAATCCAGGGAATTCGGCTGCTGGTGAGGGTTTTTATTGGGTGTCTCCTAATATTGGTTTTACAGTAAATCCTCAACACATAACGGCTCAATGTGAAGTTCGGGGAGCCTCTGCGTCAGGAAGTGTTAAGATACAGATTACTGATGCTTCGGGAACTGAATTGGCTACCTCTGCCGATACTAACTTAACTACTAGCTTTGCACGTATTACGGCTTCTTATTCAGTAGTAGGGAGTACCGCAGCAGCAGCGTATAGAGTTTATGTTGTTAGTGCTGCTAACCATAACATTGACTGGTATACTGATAAGATTATGTTTGAAGTACGGGAAGATACTAATGCTGTGTCTACTTATGTTGATGGAGCGTCTGGCTTGAATTACGAATGGTCAGGAACTGCCAATGCTTCTACTTCTAGAAAGCGTCCTGCCATGTCGGTTATTCGTGGCATACAGATTAAGAATGAATCAGGTACCAGTGCTGAAATTGTGTATGTAGCTTTTGATGTAATTGCGTCTTCTAGTACGGGAATACCTGTATTAGCGGGAGCAACATATGAATCTAATTTCCCCGTAGACTTTAGGGATAATGTCTCAGTAGTATCTGCGTCTGGAACTCCTACGGTTAGCGGGGTCATCTGGGGAGTCCATAGTTAATGACAATCTCTGCTATTAAAACTGTAGTAGGAAATATTCCAAGTCCCTCTAACTGGGCTGCTAATAATGAGATGTATCAAACAGTTGGTATTGATGCTACCATACTGCCCATTGAAAAGCAAGATGGTGGTAAGGTTTCTTTAGAAGATATTTCTGATGCCCTTGATGAATATAAACGTTTGCTTAAAGCGGGAATAGCATCTAAGGCAGAAACTATAACTCTAGCTAGGGCGTATCCAGATGACCTAACTTATTCTAAAGCTGTCTCTAAACTTAGTGAGGGAGAGCCTATGATCTTAGGTGGCCCCGCATCTGTAGAATTAATTGATAGAGAGGGCCATTTAATTACTACACAAGCCCTAGAAAAAGCTTTCAAGAAGTATATGGGGAATTTTCGTACTAGAAATACAATGGTACTACACTCTGATGTTCAAGTTGGTTGGGCATTACCCGCCTATATTTCTAAAGGTGGGCAGATTTTTAAATCTGGTGTAGGTGAGAATGGACTTTTCTTCATTACGGAATTGAGGGACGATACAAAAATTGCACAGCGGGTTATGGATCAAGTTAATGAGGGTAAGCTAAAGAGTTATTCTATTGCGGGAAGCGCAACCAAAACTCAAAATATGCAGAAAGGTTTACAACCCTATATGCAAGTAGATGAAATGGAACTTGCAGAAGTTACAGTTTGTGAAAAGGGTGTAAATCAAAGTGCTGTCTTTGATATATTGAAAGCTCATGATGCTGTGTCTACTTGTATTGATGGTAGCTGTCTGATGGAGAAACAGGAATGTAATGGTAGTTGCTTTCTTCAGAAAGAAGAAGGTAAAATTACTCAGCCAGACGCAGGCTATCGAAATGCTACTGATGTGGAAATGCAAAATGGTATTATGTGTGGTACCTGTAAGTTCTTTAATAAGCAGGAACAAACCTGTGATATAATTGAAGGCATGATTGAAGACCACATGTACTGTAAAGTTTTTGCGCCACTGGATGAATCTCCAACTATTGATGAAGGAAGGGAATTTACTATGTTAATGGAAAAAGCAGATGGGTCAATTGATTTTACTGGGTCTTTCTTGTCATGGGTAGAGAAACAAGGTAAACCTTCATCGTCAAAAGATATGGCTGCTACCTTTGCTACCCTATTAAATACTGGGGGAAGGCAAGCAGAACATCACCAATTACTACGGGAGTATGGATTTCCTTCGGAACAGCCACAGGAAGCCATGAGGTATACCCCTGTCATAGAAACTGAGACAGATGATTTCGGTATCCCTATTCATATGAAACCCCCTTGGGTAGTGAATGAAGCTGGCTCACATCTGGGAACGAAATTAGATGCTGATGCCCCTACTTACGATACTTCGTTAGCTGCTAAGGCACACAAAGACCTTCAAACAAATATGCATCCTTGGTACTCTACGGAAATAGATGTATCTTTTCCAATACGTAAATCTTTTTCCAAATGGTTTCGTGATAATGAGTTCTATCTATAATCATAATATATAATATTCTTTCCATATTGAACTTGACTTTCTTCTAAATCGGTGTATAATAAAATGAAATCGCCATTTGGAAGGAGTATGTGTAATAGTAATGATGGGTATATATAATAGTATTGGTACGTCTATTGGAACTTTAATGTCATTGATTGGGAAAGTTAATTTATCGAACAGAGGACATTCTAGGGAATATTATATATACCTGGAAAACAATGGGTGTCCACCCCCATCTTGCTATGAGTATGTAATAGATGAGACTGCACATACCTACCGTCTCAAATCCTAGGAGAGAATGATGAAATACTTACGCCCCCAAATTTTGATAAGCATTCTAATGTTAGGAGCTATAGCGATATTGTCTCTGGATTTAGGGCATATTGAAATTACTACGGGGTGTATTACTTTATTAGGGGCATTGGGAATGAAAATTTTGGAGTCTGATAAATGAAAAAGAGTTGGGTAAGATGTCCTGGTTGTAATAGAAAACAACACGCTAAGACTACTAAAGCGGGAACAATGTGTGGCCCATGTCATAAACAAGGTAAGACTATTACTACTGGGGGAAAATTTAGGTCATAAGTAGGAGATATTTAAATGGTTACTGAATGTTATTGTGGCATTAATGCCTATGCTTTAAAGGGTACCTGTGAATGTGAAGAGGATTGCACTTGTAAATGTGAAGATTGTGATTGTGATAAGGAGTTAGTTGATCTGTGGGCTGCTGATATGTCTTTAGTTTGTGCTTGTGGAGGCAACTGTAGTTGTAAGGATGGGAATAAACATGCTTGAACGCTTGCTAGATTTAATTACACGGCTTAAAACTATTTTTCTTAAGATGGAAACTACCCAAGTAGATTATTCTGCTACGGTCAATGAAATTGTAATTCTAAAGTCTAAGATTGATGATTTAGAGAAAGACCAAAATGATGCTATGAAAGCATTAGATGACTTAGAAGAGGTTATTAAAAAATGGGAGTCATAGCCAATAAACTTATAGAGTTGTCCAATAAATTAACCCCACCTATTTTAGCAGAAGGTTATACTGAACTAAGTGCTAATACTATTTATAATGCTTTAATAACTAAGCAAATAATTAATGCGGGAATGAAACGTAAACACTTAGATTCTAAGTATTGGGCATGTGGTAGATTAGATTTTGAAGCTATTATTAATTGGGATTGGACGGATAAGAAGAAGTACGTAGCAGAAAAGTATGACTGTGATAATTTTGCCTTTAGCTTTAAAGCTAGGATGGATAGGAAATTTCACTTAAACAATGTGGGCTTGGTCATTGACTATTCGGGTGGACACGCTTATAATTGTGTCATCTTTGCCGATGGCACAGCAGAATTATTTGAACCGCAATCAGACAAGTTTGTGACTAGTAGAATAGGAACAGGTCTATATACTTGTAAGGATGGTTTAATTATACTTTAATGATTAATAATAACGAAGAAAAATATAAAGATATATTAGAAGCCGTTAGACCATTTTTTCCTAATGACCCTATGCAAGCCTATACTATAGTGACGGAAAAGATTGGCCCCATATTTAATCAGGTTTTATTACAGCTAGTATGGAGACAATTAGAATTGGAACACGGCCCCACGGTGGTAAATACTTTACCTTATGAAGTAGTTGTGCAACGCTTTAATATGAATTAAGAACTCCCCCGCAGAGTCTGGGGAGTAAGGAGGTGATCCATTCTCACCTATGGGGGCATCTGAAAATGATGCCCCCAACCACTTGACTCATCTCGCCAAGTGCGCTAAGATGATGACATTAAATTTGCGGAGGTGACCATGGAAATCAACGACCCTGCGAAAGCTCTTTGGATCTTAATTGTGTTTGGAGTGTTAGCGTCTATTATAGTATGAATACGGATAAGGAAAATAACTCATCAATGCCTGAGTGGGCTACTCTAGGGTCTGAATTATTAGAAGGGTCTATGAAGGATCCTTCTTATTCAGAAGGGGAACGTTTATTGAAAACCCCTGGAGTAGACCCAGCTTTGTATATGCTCTTTTGTTCTTTACCACAAGGGCATCTGTGCATCACTAATAGTCAGCCTATAGGTACGTGGTCAGTTGCAGAAGTAAGAAGTCTAATGCAATGTGCTTTTATGCTAGGTACGTATGTAAGGAAGTCAATTGAGGAAGCAGAAAAGTTATGGTAATGTCGTATTTAATTACGTCTAATGCAGAATATACCAGTAGAATTAATGAGATTGAAGACAAGATTGATAAAATGATAGACAAATTACAAATTTTGGAGTATAATATTAATGTAATATCCATTGCTTTAAACAAAGAGTTGGATAATATTTCCGATATAGTACGAACCTTAAAGTAGTTCAGGAGGGATAAGTATGAGTTTATCACAAGTAGAAATTCATGAAAAGGTTTTGTATCCGGTAACTAAAGTTTTGGCTGGACAAGCTGGTGGAAGCGGTGTATTAGTATATAGTAAAGAAGACCCGGATAAAGCAGGAAGCTTTATTAATATTGCACTTACCTGTCAACATGTCATTGATGGGGCTATTAAAGTATCTGAACAATGGGACAACATTCTTAAGAAAGATGTAAAGACTGATGTACTAGAAGAAGTTCGTATTGAAGTCTTTGATTACGATAGAAGCAAAGTAGTATCAGCTAACTCCACTACCGCACAAATTATTGCTTATGATAAGCATCATGATATAGCTGCGGTACAATTAAATAATACTAGACCTATGAGGAATGTAGCTAGTATTATTCCTAGGGAAGAAATAAAAGACCTACAAGTAACTGATCCTGTATGGGTTTGTGGATGTTCTTTACTTCATGACCCTTTCCCAAGTCCAGGTAACCTAACATATCTACGTGAAATCATTGACCAGAAAGCATACCTGATGCAGAATGCTCCTAGTATATTTGGGAACTCT